AAGATGTGATTGACCTAGCTCAGATTATAGATATGCCCTTATTACCGTGGCAGAAGTTCGTTTTGACTGACATGTTACGCGTGGACAAGAAAGGTAACTACACGCGCAAGACTAACCTGCTGCTAGTTGCTCGCCAGAATGGAAAGACCCACTTAGCCCGTATGCTTATCTTGGCTCACCTGCTTAAATGGGAGTCCAAGAACATCCTCATCATGTCCTCGAACCGTTCGATGGCTTTGGACACTTTCCGGCAGGTCTGCTGGGTACTGGAGACTAATGACCACCTCAAGGGCTTTGTTAAGCAAATCCGATATGCAAACGGAACTGAGTCGATTGAAATGCTCGATGGAACACGCCTTGATGTTGTTGCAGCAACTAGAGACGGCTCACGCGGAAGAACCGCCGACTTCTTGTACATTGACGAGTTGCGAGAAATCTCAGAAGAAGGATATAGAGCTGCGATACCGACTACGCGAGCTCGCCCTAACGCTCAGACTCTCCTCACATCAAACGCTGGTGATGCGTTCAGTATTGTACTCAATGACATGCGAGAGCGAGCATTAGAAAACCCTCCCAAATCCTTTGGCTTCTATGAATACTCTGCTCCTCAGTATGCCAAGATAACTGATCGTAAGGCTTGGGCAGCAGCTAACCCTGCTATGGGCTACACAATTACAGAGGAAGCCCTAGAGGAGTCTGTTGCTACTTCTCCTATCGAGAACACTAGGACTGAGCTTCTATGTCAATGGATAGCAAGCCTTCAATCGCCATTCCCACCAAACTCTATCGAGGACTGCTCAGATAGCACTCTCCAGATGTCTGCTGGTGCTTACACCGTGTTCGCCTTTGATAAGAGCCCTAGTTCTAGAGATGCAGCCCTAGTAGCTGGTCAGATACTTCCAGACGGGCGCATAGGTATAGGCGTACTCCAAACATGGGAAAGCCTAGTCTCGGTTGATGAGCTTCTCATAGCAAAAGACATCAAGGCTTGGGCGGATATCTACAGACCTCGACAGATATGCCACGACAAGTACGCCACTCAAACTATTGCCGACCGCCTCACTAATGCCGGACAAATTTGTGCTGACATTTCAGGAGCGCAGTTCTATCAGGCTTGTTCAGACTTGCTAGATGCAACCGTGAACCAGAAGTGGGTTCATGCCGGTCAAGACTTGCTCATTACTCAGTTTGCCAATGTTGCGGCAAAGACAAACGACTCAAGCTGGCGCATCGTTAAGCGACAGTCTGCCGGATCTGTTGCAATACCGATTTCAGTAGCGATGACAATCTCGACACTATTGAAACCACAACAGGTAGCGGCTATATACACGGAATAACCTACATGTAGTGTATAATTGCCCTCTATGGGTATCTTCTCGCGTAATAAGCCAGCTATATTGGAAGCGCAATACGCGCCACAGATCATGGGCGAGAACTACCCATCTCTCTACAATTCCATGTTTGCGCGTATCTCACGCAAGGATGCCATGAGCTGCGCCAGCGTTGCACGCGCCCGTAACCTCATCACAGGCACAGTAGCCTCCATCCCACTTGAGTATTACAACAAGCGCACAGGCGAAGTTATCGCTCCTCCTCGTTGGATTAACCAACTCTCTAAGAGCCAGCCATCATTCGTCACAATTAACTGGATCGTGGACAGCCTTCTGTTCTACGGCGTATCTTACTTAATCGTCACAGAGCGTTATGCAGAAGATGGCAGACCAGCCTCCTTTGAGTGGGTTGCTAACTCTCGCGTTACCTTTACAACAGACTTAGAAGGCATCTCAGTTACTCAGTACTACATAGATGCAAGCCCTATTGACATGAACGACATTGTGACCATTCAGGGCTTTGATGAGGGTGTGCTAGAGCGTGGGGCTCGCACAATCCAGTCTGCAATAGATGTAGAGCGCGCAGCTGCTCAAAACTCAGCAAATCCACAACCTGCTGGCTTCCTAAAGAACTCTGGCGCTGACTTGCCACCTGCAGAGGTTCAAGGACTTATCGCAGCTTGGAAGCGTGCCCGTCAGAATAATTCAACAGCATATTTGACATCAACTCTGGATTACTCTCCAGTAGCCTTCTCGCCAAAGGACATGATGTACAACGAGGCTATCCAAAACCTCTCAACTCAAATCGCTCGTACTATGAATGTACCTGCCTATTACCTTTCAGCAGATCAGAACACCACAATGACTTATGCCAATGTGCAGGATGAGCGCAAGCAGTTCTACGCTCTATCTATCGAGCCTTACATTAAGGCTATCGAGTCTCGCCTTTCAATGGATGACATCTCAACAGCAGGGCATGAGGTTAAGTTCGCTGTAGCGGATACCTTCCTCAAGCAAGACCCACTTGTTGAAATTCAGGTAATCGAGAAGCTCCTGACTCTAGGACTTATCACATTAGAGCAAGCAATGGAAATGACGGACCTAACACCTAACGGATCAGAAGGTATGAGCTAATGCAACAACTAATCATCGAAGCAGCCTCTATTGAGTGCAGCGAAGAACGCCGTGAAATATCAGGCAAAATTGTGCCAATGGGAACAGGCGAAGTGGGACACACCAATATGGGTGGAGTCGTATTCGAGGCAGGGTCTATAGATGTTTCAGACATCTCAAAGATTAAGTTGCTATCACAGCACGACATGAAGAAGCCAGTAGGTCGCATGACCGCCGCTGAGGTTCGCCCAGACGGTATTTACGCAACCTTCAAGCTCTCACGCTCTACAGGCGGAAACGATGCTCTTATCCAAGCACAGGAAGGACTCGTAAGCGGTCTTTCAGTAGGTGCAGAGGTAATCGCATCAAAGCCTTCACGCGATGGACACATTATCGTCTCATCAGCCAAGTTAAAAGAAGTTTCTCTAGTAACAGAGCCAGCCTTTAAGTCTGCTCAGGTGTTAGAGATCGCGGCAGAGGAAGTCATCCCTGCCGAGGAAACCCAACCAGAAAGCGAGCCAGTCGTGGAAGAAACCACTACACCGGTAGAAGCTCCAGCAGTTGAAGCAGCAGCAGTCGAAGCCGCTCGCCCAACAGTTGTTGCTAACCTTCAGGTGAGAGAGCGCACAGCGCCAATCTCATCAGCACAATATCTCGAAGCATCTATGAAAGCAGCTCTAGGCGATGACGAAGCTCGTCGTACAGTTCGTGCAGCAGATGACTCAACATCAACAAACACAGGCTTGACACTACCGTCACACCTCAACACATTCATCACAGATACATTCTCTGGACGTCCAGCATTTGAGGCTGCAACTCGCGGCTCACTCGCAGGAATTGACGGAATGTCATTCACCGTGCCCCGACTTTATACCAATGCGACTTCAGCAGATGTAGCACCAACAGTTGCAGACACAAACGAAGGCTCAGCACCATCTGAGACAGGCATGACTTCTGCATACGACACAATCTCAATCAACAAGTTCTCAGGACTACAGCGCGTTTCATTCGAGCTTGTAGATCGTTCATCTCCAGCGTTCATGGAGCTAATGATGGCTGAGCTTCGCAAGGCATACGAGAAGGCTACAGATGCAGCTCTCCTCGCAGCGTTTATCGCTGACGGAACAACTGCAGCAACAACAGCAGCAACAGCAGCTGGCTTGCAGTCATTCGTGTCAGTAGAAGGCGCAGCAGCATACAAGGGTACTGGCGGAGACTTCGCTAACAAGCTTGTTGCTTCAACTGACCAATGGGCAGCTATCGCAGGATATGCTGACTCAACAGGTCGCGCACTTTACTCAGCACAAGGCGCAACACAGAACGCATCAGGCAACGCAGTTGCTACAAGCGTTGTAGGCGGCGTACTTGGAACTGACCTCATCGTAGATCACAACATTGCAGCATCAGGCATCGTTGATAACTCAGCGTTCCTCGTTGCTCCATCATCTGTGTACACATGGGAGTCACCAACTACACAACTTCGCGTTAATGTTCTTACATCAGGCGAAATCGAAATCAACCTATACGGATACCTCGCAATCTACTTGGCTAAGTCAGGTAAGGGCGTTCGTAAGTTCAACCTAACTTAATTAGTTAGCACTTAAGTCGCTGGTGGGGGTAGCGGAGCCCTTCTACCCTCACCAGTCTTTAGGAAAGGAAACAAATGTCTCTTACAACAGTTGCAGAGCTTCGCACAGCTCTCGGTGTCGGCACTCTATACGCTGATGCAACTTTGCAAGAAGTCTGCGATGCTGCAGACAATGTGTTGTTGCCTTTCCTATGGACTAATACAAACTCCAATGTAGGTCACAGCAACACGACCAACACAGGCACTTTGTACTTCGATTTCCCAGTTCAAGACATTTACTATGTCGGTCAGACCGTCACCATTACTGGCAACGGCTCAAAGCATAACGGATCTAAGACCCTTACAGGCGTTGGTCTAGACACCATCACTTATGCCATCACAGGTAACAACAACACAGCAGCGCCTTACCACCCAGTCAATCCCTTTGGCTTGGTAGCGGCAGACACTTATGTGGATTACACAACTGTTCCAGCAATTCAAGAAGCAGCTCTTATGATTTCTATAGACATCTGGCAGAGCCGTCAAGCGCCTTCAAGCGGAGGAGTAACAATAGATGGATTTGCACCAAGCCCTTATCGCATGGGCAATACTTTGCTTGCCCGTGTTCGCGGCTTGCTTGCTCCATATCTTGACCCTCGTTCAATGGTGGGCTGATGACTGTTGCGCTAACGACACTCCGGACAACAATAGCGACTGCGCTTGTAGATAACACAAAGTATTCAACCTTTGCGTTCCCACCTGCCACGCCTATTGCTAACTCGGTAATCGTTAGCCCGTCAGATCCTTATCTAGAGCCACAAAACAACTCTTACAACACGATTAGCCCAATGGCTAACTTCTCTATTGTGATGCTAGTTCCCTTGCTCGATAATGAGGGTAACCTAAATGGAATTGAAGATATGGTGGTTGCTGTATTCAACAAACTATCAGCATCTTCTATCGTCTATAAGGTCGGCAGCGTGAGCGCACCAAGCGTTCTCAATGCCGTCTCAGGCGATTTACTCACCTGCTCAATGCAGGTGTCTGTTCTAACGAGTTGGAGTTAATCATGTCCGATTATGACAAAGAGCTGGAAGCCTTCCTCATCAAGGTCGGACAAATCCAGCCAGTAGCACCAGCACCAAAACCAGCAACCAAGAAGGATGAGGAATAAATCATGGCAGTTTATATGAACAATGGCTGCGTAGTCACCGTTTCAGCGGTAGATCTATCAGACCATGTTACAAGCGTAACTCTTAACCGTTCATTCGATGAGCTTGAGGTTACAGCAATGGGTGACTCAGGTCACAAGTTCGTTAAGGGTCTAGAGGCTTCATCAGTCACTATTGACTTCCTCAACGACAACGCAACAGGCGAAGTTTTACAGACTCTACAGACAGCATGGGGAACCAACGCGACTGTAACTCTCAAGGCTACATCTGCAGCGACATCTGCTACAAACCCACTTTACACATTCACAGCTCTTATCAACAACACAACCGACATCAACGGCGCAGTTGGCGATCTATCAACACAGAGCGTTACTTGGAATGTATCCGGTACAGTAGTAGTCACAACAGCGTAATCAAACAAAGGGGCTAAAAATGGCAAAACTCAAAGTAACAAGGGCTGACGGTTCTACAACCGATTATGAGATAACTCCGGTTATCGAGTACGCCTTTGAGCAAGCTAAGAACAAAGGTTTCCATAAGGCACTCATTGAAGATCAGAAGCAATCTGATGTTTATTGGCTTTGCTGGGAAGCAATCCGCCGTAGTGGTGAAACGGTCAAGCCGTTTGGTGAGGACTTTATCTCAACGCTTAAAGCTGTTGAGGTTCTAGAGTCTGACCCTTTAGGCTAGAGCGAGAGTCCATCACCATGCTCGTGGCTCGTTTGAGCCTAGAGACTGGACTTTCGCCCCAAACTTTATTAGACCTAGATAGCAGAATGTTTAGGGCTTTACTGCAAGCGATGAAAGACAGAGCAAAGGAGCAGCAAGATGTCAGTAAGTCTAGACGGCGCTCCTAAGCTTCGTCTGGCTATGAAGAAGTTTCCAACAGAGCTTGATAAAGAAACTAAGAAAAACATCAGGGCTGTTCTTGCTTCTGTTACTGGCAGGGCTAAAGGCTACCTTCCTTCTAATGGGCAAATGCTTTCAGGCTGGACTAACTCGGCTTCCTCAGAGGATACAGCCAAATACAGAGCCTTTCCTAAATACGATCAAGGTGCAGCCATTAGAGGCATCAAGACAAGCACTAAGCCATCTAAGCCAAGTCGCAATGGTTGGACATCCCTTGTAAGCATTGCTAACTCAAACGCCGGTGGCGCTATCTATGAGACTGCAGGGCGCAAGAACCCTAACGGTCAGCCAGTCTTCCAGCGCACTAAGTTCACTCCTCCTACTTACCGTGAAGATGGCAAGGCGTATAACAAGTCTCTTAACCCTAATGCTGGCAAGCAGTTTGTAGATCGTCTTAACGCTACTGGACGGCTTGTTAATGCTAGAGAGCAAGGCTTGGTAGGTCGAGGAACTCGCAAGCTGACTGGTCGCGTAATCTTTAGGGCGTGGGCAGAAGATGGCGGCAAGGCTAACGCTGCAGTTATTAAAGCCGTTGAAAAGGTGTCAAACAAACTTAATAGAGGTGGCGCGTAATGGCTAATGTAAAAATTAACATCCTTACCGAGTTCTTAGGTAAAGGCTTAAAGGAAGCCGATAAGAGCGTTAAGAGCTTTGAGAAGTCCGTTAAGAGTGTCAGTTACCTCTTTGGTGGAGGCTATTTAGGAGCTAAGGTTCTCGCCTTCTCCAAGAGTGCAGTTAAGGCTTTCGCGGCAGACGATAAGGCTGCTCAGGTTCTTACTCGCACACTCAGCAATCTAGGCTTAGCCTTCTCTGATCTTAATGTCCAGAAGTTCATCTCAGACATCCAGAAGGAAACCGGCGTACTTGATGACAAGCTACGCCCTGCTTTCCAGAAGTTATTAACTACTACTGGCTCTGTTGTAGAGTCACAGAAAATTCTCCGCACCGCGCTTGACCTCTCGGCCGCTTCTGGTGTGGATCTCAACACCGTTGCCGGTGACCTCTCAAAGGCATACGCAGGGCAGACCAGAGGCATAACCAAGTATGGCTTAGGACTTAGCGCAGCTGAGTTAAAGGCTATGAGCTTCCTAGAAATTCAGGAGAAGATTAACAAAGCTTTTGGCGGTCAAGCAGCTGCAGTAGCAGATACCTACGCTGGAAAGATAGACAAGCTCAATGTTCTCTTTGCTGACTTTAATGAGTCTGTAGGTAAGAGCCTTCTCAACAGCTTAGACAATCTCTCAGGTCAGCAGGGTGGTGGGCTATCTTGGATGGAGCGCCGCCTCGATGCTTTAAGTGCTTCGCTCAACCGCGCCACAGACAACTTCAGCCGCTTTGGTGGTGCTATCGGTCTTGCGTTTAGAGGTCAAGGCGCAGCAGCAGCAGACCTACTTAACCAACCTCAAGGCGGAAAGAAGCCAGCCTACACAGGCGCTATACCATCCATCCAGTCTGAGTTAGCAATCAAGGTTGCTGAGGATTACCTCAAGAAGTTACGCGATGAATACAAGGCATCTCAGAAGATTACCAACGAGAAGAAGAAGCAACTAGCCTTAGACAAGGCAAAGGCAAGCCTCGCTAAGGCTCAGGCTAACTTTGACATTACCAAGATTAACCTAGCGGCAGCCCTCAAGGGTAAAGTTACAGAGGAAGAAAAAATCCGTTTGATGGCTCTGCAAGCCATTGAAAACGAGAACGGTGATCTAGCCCTTTCATGGATAGCCAAGCTAGATGCAGCTCGCAAGAAGGCTGCAGAGGATGAGGCAGCCCGTCAGGAAAACCTTATAGCAAGCATCCAAGCTCGCATGAATGTCATCATGGCTTTGCAGGATCGCGTGAACGCCAAGATAGCTGGCAATACCATAAGCGCTCAAGCAGCGACAGTAAGTGATGTTCAATCTCGCATGGACACTATCTCAGCCCTTCAAGCTAGAGTGGATGCTAAAGCCGCTGGCAATCAGGTTATTGTAAATGTCGCTGGTAGCGTTATCTCACAGCAAGAACTTGTAGGCGCTGTTCGTGATGGCTTACTCAATGACAGCCTCTCAGCCAAGCAAGCCAATGTGAACCGTCAGCTTGGGTCGTTTGTTTCGTGAGTCTCCCAGCCAATATAGCCGTATCATTTGACTTCTCATCAGGTGCGACTTTTGGCTACCCGTTTACTATTGGCGATGCTGAGTTTGGTGTTATAGGCAAATCAACCTTTGCTTCCTCAGAAGTTCCCACTCCAGTAATTGACTTGACTCCAAATGTCCGTCAGATAACCATTACCCGTGGTCGTAACATCATGCGCGATACCTACGAGGCTGGCAGCTGTACGGTGCGAGTATTAGACCCAGACTCTTATTTCAACCCACAGAACCCTTCTAGCCCTTACTACGGCTACCTCACACCACTTCGCAAGATACGCGTATCAGCAACCGTAGGGGGCGTGGGGTACTTCTTGTTCTCAGGTTACACAGAGGCTTACAACTACACTTACCCACAGGGGCAGGAAACTGGCTATGTAGATATCCAATGCTCTGATGCTTTCCGTCTATTTCAACTGGCAACCGTCCAGACCGTAGCCGATGCAACTGCAGGACAAACAACCGGCACACGCATTGGCAAGATACTTGACCAAATGAACTTCCCTACATCTATGAGAACCATCGCTACCGGTTCAACTACCTGCCAAGCAGATCCAGCAACTACTCGCTCTGGCTTAGGCGCTCTCAAGAACGCAGAGTTCACAGAGCAGGGTGCGTTCTATATCTCCAGCGAAGGAACAGCAATCTTTAAGTCCAGAGATGAGGTTGTGGGCTCTCTAGGTGCTACTCCTATTGAGTTCAACCAAACCACAGGCATCCCATACTCAAACCTTGTGTACGCCTTTGATGACAAGCTCATCATCAACACAGCTGACTTCACCCGTGTAGGTGGCACAAAGCAGACTGTACAAAACACCGCCTCAGTTACTAAGTACTTTCCTCACGGCAATGTCGAGGACTCGCTTGTAGCCGAGACTGATGCTCAGGTCTTGAACATAGCCCAAGTCTATGTGGCAAGCAGAGCAGAGACATCCATACGAATAGATGCCATGACTGTGGATCTACTGGATACAGCCGTACCAACTGCCACAATGCTTGGACTTGATTACTTCTCACCATTGAAGATAACAAATGTCCAACCTGATGGCTCTACTATTGTTAAGACTTTGCAAGCGCAGGGTCTAGCGTGGGATATAACCCCAAACCGTATGAAATGCACAGTTACGACCCTTGAGCCAATCGTTGAAGGTTTCATCATTGGAAGCAGCACATACGGTATAATCGGACAATCTATAATGAGTTACTAGGAGTATGACATGGCAGTAGGCTTTCCAGCGGCAACCGGAGACATTTTTACGGCTGCAGACTATAACGGGCTTGTGACCTATGAGGTCAAGGCTGACCAGACAGCTGACTATACAGCCGTCCTAGCAGACTCCTATCAGGTTCTAGTGCCTATGAATAAGGCAACCGCTGTAGCCTTTAAGATCCCTACAAACGCTTCTGCAGCAATCCCTGTGGGCTCTGTGATTACAGTCCTCAATAAGGGCGTTGGCGCAGTAACCATCTCAGCCGTAACAAGTGGTACCACGACGGTACTATCAGGCGGAGCAGTTGCCGCTTCTCCTACTCTTGCCCAATACAAGACAGCCGCTTGCATCAAGGTTGCAACAGATACTTGGTATGTCGTTGGAGCAGTTGCGTAGTGATAGCAAATCAAATTGCTGGGGCTCTAGGAGCTGGAGCGCCTCCCAGTAATCCTGCCTATGAATCTATTGCCACAGTTGCAGGTAGTAATACTACTTCAATAAACTTTACTTCTATACCATCAACTTACAAGCACTTACAATTTAGATTTATTGCTCAAAATACAGATACATCTTACTTACTCCCATTTGATATGCAAATAAATGGAGCAACTGGAACTTCATATTCTTGGCATCAACTTAAAGGTACAGGTGGATCAGTAGGGGCTTATGGCGGTGCTACAAAAAATTGGATAGAATTTGGTTCTATATTACCAGCTGGTGGCGCAGGTCAAAATACTGTATCTGTTGGCATCATAGATATACAAGATTATAGCAATACTTCAACAAACAAAACCGTAAGATTCCTCGGTGGTTGGGATAATAATAATATACAAGGTAGCATTAACTTAACTTCTGGTTTATATCAGTCAACATCAGCGGTTTCATCTGTTAAGTTTTTATCAGATAATGGATCTTGGTCTTTTGGAAGCAAGACCTCTATTGCACTTTACGGGATTAAGGGGTAACAATGGCTGCAGGAGCAACTTACGAACCAATCGCAACCTACACGCTAGGCAGCGCAGCAAAGCCAATTACATTTAGTTCCATCCCTGCTACCTATACCGATTTGAGGGTTGTTCTAGTTGCTTTAGGCGCGACAGGAAGTTTAAGACCTACTATTAAGTTTAACTCTGATTCTTCAACAAACTACTCAGCAACTAGACTTTATGGGGATGGTTCAAGTGCCGCATCCGATAGATACACAAGCAGTTCAGATGGAATCTATGGAGCAGCAAACATTTCTACATCCATTTCAGGCTTAATTACTTTTGACATTTTCTCTTATGCAGGTTCTACTTACAAGACAGTTTTGTTTACTGGTTCTACTGATGACAACACAGCAAACGGCAAGGTAGATAGAACAGTTGGTCTTTGGCGTTCAACCTCTGCTATTACTCAAATTGACTTAGGGAATCTCTTTTCCAGCAATTATGCAATAGGCACTACCGCAACCCTCTACGGAATTAAAAGTGCTTAGCCCTTGCATTACCGCGAAGCGCGGTATTACGACAAACGGCTACAGCCGCATCCGCATAGACGGAAAGCAAATCCAGTCTCACCGTTGGGCTTGGGAGCTTCTTAATGGAGCAATTCCAGAAGGGAAAGTAATTGACCATATGTGCAGCAATAGACTCTGCATTGCACCAGATCACTTACGCCTAGTTACCCAGCAAGAGAACATTATGGCTGGACTACATAACATTAACAACAGAAGCCATTGCAAGCAGGGGCATCCTTTTGAGGGGAACATAATGGTACGCAAGAACGGCAAGCGCGAGTGCGCTGAGTGCAACCGAGTACGCGCTAAAGCGAACTACGCAAAGAAGGTGAGTGCATAATGGGAACGACCTACGAACTAATCAAAGGTGAGACACTTACATCATCTGCTGCTTCTTATACCTTTACTGCTATTCCTAGCACTTGGACGGATTTGGTGTTGAGATGGTCTGCAAGAGATACAAGTAATACAGGAAACTATTTCTCTAACGCTCGTATGCAAATTAACTCAATTACGACAAATTACAGCGAAACTTACCTTCAAGGAACTTCCACTACAGCAACAACCTCGGCTTTAACAAGCACCAATTACTGGTGGCTGTATAACTCTTATCCTTCCAGTCTTTCAACCTCTAACACTTTTAGCAATAATGAAACATATTTACCATCATATGCTGGTGCCGCCAACAAAGTCGGCTCTCATTCTGCTGTGCAAGAAAACAATCTTGCCACTTTTGAGAGTGCAAATATCTTGGTTTTTGCTACATTGTTGTCAAATACTGCAGCAATTTCGAGTGTGGCAATACTAGCCGCTACTTCTTTCGCAGCAGGCTCATCATTCTATCTATACGGCATCAAGAACTCATAAGGAGCAATCATGGCAAACCCAACACGAATCGAAGTAAATTGCACTACTGGTGAGGTTCTTGAAATTGAACTTACCGACGAAGAAGTAGCGCAGCGCGAGGCAGAAGCGGCAGCATACGCAGCGGCAGAAGCAGAGCGTGAAGCCGAGGCACGGGCAAAGGCAACCGCTAAGGCTGCACTACTGACCAAGCTCGGCATCACAGCGGAAGAAGCTGCACTCCTACTCGGATGAAGCCTCGCCTATCCAAAGCTGCACACTCCCTAAGAGAGCAGGTGAATAGTGCCTACCCAGACCGTGATAAGACTTCCGATGGTTGGCTCGGCGATGCATCACATTCACAGCGTGCTAGCGACCACAATCCTGCTGCACCGACTGGAGTTGTTAGAGCAATCGACTTGGATAGAGATCTCTTTACAAACTCCAAACCCGACAGGATGCCCTATCTTGCAGATCAGATACGGATATGCGCCAAGAAGGATAAACGGATCTCCTATGTCATCTTCAACAGCCGCATCGCCTCAGCCAAGTCCTTATGGCGTTGGAGAACTTATCGTGGAGTCAATCCGCATATTAAGCATTGCCATGTATCTTTTACTGCAAAAGGCGATAACGACCCTAGACCGTTTAACATCCCACTACTGGAGATAAACTAATGAACATGAAGAACCCTGCCGTCCTTACCGCTGGAGCTTTCCTATCCGCTTGGGCTGCATCTAACTTTGCAGCTGACTATCGCTCAATCCTTTGGGCTGTACTTGCAGGGGTGTTTGGGTATGCAACACCAACGAAACGATGAGTCTGACCGACTTTGCTGCTTTGATCACGGGGATCGTGACGGGGCTGGCTGGTGTTGCCACGATGGTTCATCACCTCGTGAAGCATTACTTAAGCGAATTGAAGCCGAACGGTGGCAGCTCGATGAGGGATGCCATCAACGATACTAAACAACAAATAACTGTCTTAGAAGCGCGTGTCGAAACAATCATAGACTTACTTAAGAAGTAACACTTATCACATGGCTAGAAAACAAACCATAGATTTATCCACATACTCAAAGCTCGACCAGTACACAATCGGGTTGAACGAGTATTGGCTTTCCCTCAAGCGAGCAGGGTTCGCTGACGATATAGCCATGTCGCTGCTTCTAGAACCTGCCACCTATCCGACAACCATTCTGCCATCTCCTAACTGGCTTCCCTATCAGGGTGGATACTACGAAGATGACGAAGATGAGGATTAAACCCTATGAAGAAAATTGTGATCCTAAGTGATTTGCAAGTTCCCTTCGAAGATGTACATGTAACACGCAACATAGCCAAGTTCCTACAAACCTTTAAGCCAGACCAGACAGTCACAATAGGTGACGAGATAGACTTCCAGACCATAAGCAAGTGGTCAGAAGGTACGCCAGAGGCATACTCACAGACTCTAGGCGATGACCGAGACCGCTGCGTTGACCTCCTATGGGAGCTTGGGGTCACAGACTGCATTAGGTCTAACCATACTGACCGCCTCTATAACATCATCATGAAGAAAATCCCTAGCTTCCTATCCTTGCCAGAGCTTCGCTTTGAAAAGTTCATGAAGTTTGATGAGTTAGGTATTACCTTTCACAAGAAGCCTATGCAGCTAGCACCCTCATGGGTAGCCGTTCACGGTGACCATACCCCTATCAAGTCTCAGGGCGGTTTAAGCGCACTAGAGGCAGCCCGTAGGACAGGCACTAACATCATCTCAGGGCATACCCATAGGGCAGGGCGCACATCCTTCTCAGAAGCCATAGGAGGGCGTTTGGGGCGTGTTCTACATGGTGTTGAGGTAGGTAACCTAATGGACTTCAAACAGGCTGCATACACCCGTGGAACGGCTAATTGGCAGCAAGCCTTTGCCATCATGTATGTCAAGGGTAAGAATGTCCAAGTGGATCTAATCTACATAGAGAAGAACGGCACTTTCATAGTTCAGGGCAAGGTCTATGGACGACCTCGTTAAGTCTCTCGTACCTCTCAGGCGCACCGTAGATGACGGGGTAGATGAGGCAGAAGCGTTACCGTTTCGTTATCAAAAAAGGCTAGTTGAGGTAGAGCTGCCGTTGTAAGGTTCTCCTAACAACAACGAAAGGGGCTCTACATGTTTGACAATCACGACATCATTATTCTAGTTTCAATGTGTCTAGGCGCAATCCCAGCTTTCCTACTCGGATATGCCAAAGGGCACGAACACGGCAAGATAGCAGGACGCATCGCTTACAAGCGTGCTAAGCAGTACGAGCAGGTAGGGCGATGAAGGCAAGTGAGATCCTCCTATCAGCAACAGACATTATTGGTCAGCGAGGACTTGTTTATGGTAGTCCGCGTGTCAATCAGTCAAGAATCGCACTACGACTCCAACAAATGCTTGAAGTACCAGTTACGGATTACCAAGCATGTTTGGCGATGGTCGAGGTCAAGCTCGCCAGACTCCAAGAAACTCCATACCATCTCGACAGCATCATAGATGCGTGTGCTTACCTAGCACTTGCCGGAGAACTTATATCAGAGGAGGACGAGCTTTATGTTTAACCTAGAAGATTACGAGACAGTTGAAGAACGCCTAGCAAAGTTTTGGAAGGATTATCCAGATGGACTTGTACACACGGATCTTGTGGAACACAGCACCAACAGGTTTGTTGTTAAGGCTAGTATCTTTAGAACTGAAGCTGATGCAAAGGCTTGGACTACAGGCTATGCAGAGGAAACCGTCTCGGCTAGAGGTGTTAACTCTACGAGCGCTTTGGAGAATTGTGAGACGAGTGCAATCGGGCGTGCTTTGGCTAACGCAAACTATGCTGCAAAAGGCAAAAGAGCGAGCCGAGAGGAAATGTCTAAGGTAAAGGCTGGAGCTCCTAAGCCCTTTGCTGAGAAGTTAGCAGAGAAGATTACCGTGGCTAAGGAAGATGATCCGTGGACTATCAAAACCGTAGAGTCTGCTCCACCTGCTCAAGATGCAGTCCAGTTGGTCAAGGATGTATTAGGCGGTAAGACTCAAGAGGACATTCCAAGCTGTAAGCATGGAGATATGATATGGAAGCATGGAGTTAGCCAAAAGACTAAGAAGCCGTGGGGTCAGTTTAGATGTGTTCTACAGGGTAGTGCAGGGGCAGTTCAAGAAGCCTTCTGCGAGCCTATCTGGTACATGATCTCTGATGACGGTTCTTGGAAGCCGCAGGTGAAGTGGTAATGGGAAAACTCTACTTTAAGAACCTCGACAATGAGTGGGAGCAGTTCCCTACTGATGAGGATTTAGAAGCTGCACGCAAGTCAGCTGATGACCTTGAGGATTTGGGTTTTCGTATCATCTGCCAGATGTGCAACGAGCGCCCAAGCGTGAGGGAAATCAAAGACCGCATGGTTCACCATGAGTGGACATGCCCTAAGTGTCATACAATCAACAGCGCTGGTAAGGCATAGCCATTAGCCAGCATAGAAAGCATCGGGGTTTCCGAACAGAGCGCGTGGTAAGCCAGTACCTATCGGAATGGTGGAAGGGCGCTACTGTTGGGAGAGGCAACGGCAAAGACATAGTGAATATCCCTATGGACATAGAGGTCAAAGCGAGAAGTGACTTCAAGCCGTTGGAGTTTTTGCGCCAGTCAGAGAAGCGATCTAAAGAGAGCGGAGAACTATCTTTGGTCGTATGCCGCATGAATGGGCAAGGGGAAAATGCTGCCGAGTATTTATCCTTCCTGCGGTTCTCTGACTTGGTGCAATTACTTATACAAGCCGGATACACGGATATGCAGTCCGATATGGAACAATTAGATCCTATGCGCTGCAATATGTGTGGTGCTTGGAGTTTCAAGGAGACTTGCAATATGTGTGAGAAAGACCCAGATGCCAATCTATGAGTTCGAGTGTGACAATGAGAAGTGCGCTAGTAATAGCCGATATGACCAAGAGTTCAGCATCGCAGAGCCTCACGATTTAGAGTGTCCGTTCTGTCATGCTTCCATGAGGAAGGTGTACTCAAGTGTTCCAGCAGTCCATTTCAAGGGTTCAGGGTTCTACAGCACAGACCGATAGCTTAATAGTGTTTGACTTCTTCGCAGGTACAGGCTCTAGCACTAAAGCCTTCGAAGATGCTGGTCATAGGGTTATCAGGGTTGAATTAGATCCTTACTTCCAAGCTGATGAGCAAGACATGTTGAGCCTTACAGCTGATGGTTTAATAGCCAAGTATGGTAAGCCTGATTTCATATGGGCTTCACCACCTTGCACAGCCTTTAGCGTGGCAGGTGTTAGCCATCACTTTGACCTAGATGGTCAGCCTAAGTCTGAGACTGCTGTGATGGGCATCACACTACTAGAAAAGACTCTAAGCCTTATATCTGAGCTTAAGCCTAAGTATTGGGTAATGGAAAACCCTAGAGGCATGATGCGTAAGCAGAAGCAAGTAGCCAATCTAAAGCTCAATACAGTTACTTACTGTGCTTATGGTGATACTCGCATGAAGCCTACTGACTTATGGAATAACCTAGATTGGGAGTCCAGACCAATGTGCAAGAACGGTAGTCCATGCCATGAGTCTGCTCCTAGAGGATCTAGAACAGGCACACAAGGAATGAAGAACTCAAAGCTGCGTAGCCAAGTGCCTTACGCGCTCAGCAAAGAAATATGTGATGTAATTCACATCTCACATAATGAGATTATGGTAGGTGCTACGCATGAACATATTTGACAAGCTTGGTACTCTTACGGCTAGAGCCCTTAAAGGGGCTCACAGCGAGCCGCTGAAGCGGATAGCTCGCTGGGTAGCCGCCGCTATTGGGATATCTCTATGTTTCGTCAGTACGCAAACAGTAGGGTCTCAAGAAGTGCCAATTCAAAAGACAGTATCTACAATTTCATTAGACTCTTATGCAAGAATGTTATTAACTCATAAGACTTACAAATGCTTTAGAGAGTTAGCCTTTAGGGAAAGCTCTTGGGATGGTACTGATAACAGTCCATCCTTCAACGCTGTTAATGGATCTCATTATGGGTTTATGCAAGGTAGGTCTATACACCTTAAGGGTGCTAGTGCAGATAGACAGTTCTGGTGGAGCTTTAGGTATGTAGCCCATAGGTATGGGATAACACGCTATGATGAGCCTAACTATTGTGGTGCATTAGCACATAGCAAGAAGCGAGGATGGCACTAATGTATGTAGGTGTCCCTATGAACTACTATTGCAATGGATGTGGTTGGTTTGGTGGTATAACAGCACCACTTGGTTATTATCTAAAGATACTGTGCCCTATGTGTGACCTACTACTAGAGGATGTAACAGATAATGGCTAAGCGTGGTGACCCTCGCCTATCTCGTAAGTACAAAGAGAAGCGGCTTAAGGTATTGAGTCGTGACCAATGGACTTGTGCCTACTGCTCACAAGCTGCAGACCAAGTAGATCACATCATCCCAATCAGTAGAGGTGGTGACCCTGTGGACATGGATAACATGGTGGCTTGTTGTAAGACATGCA